TCAGTTTTCCCGTTCTCGTTTGGTTTCAGCACCTTGCCACTTCGCCGTGGCGAGCCTTGCAATCTTCGGCTGCGACCGTTTCTTGCCGTAATGGTCCAGCATCCCGAGCGACTTGTGGCCGGTGATCGCGGCGACTTCGGCAGTTGTGCAGCCAGCCTCGAAAAGCTCTATCGTCGCGTTCTTGCGCAGGCCGTGGGCCGTGCGCCGCTCGTGGCCGTTGTCTGCGCAGAACTTGCGGCACCAGCGGCCGAAGGTGTCGGGGATTAACGGGCCGCCTTGCTCGTTGCTCAACAGGAACAGATGCCGGTCTGATCGGGGAAGGTCAGAGACCAGCGCGGATAGCTTTGGATACAGCGGGATAACCATCTCCGCCTTCGTCTTTTGTTGGCGGAAGTGCAGCGCATCTGCCCGGATCATCCCCCATGTCATCGAACACACGTCACCGACGCGCTGGCCGGTGTAGAGGGTGAGGGCGACCGCGCGCCGAAAAGAGGCATTCTCGCTGGCAAGTGCCAACGCCAGCAAGTCGTCGGGCCATGGCTCGCGTTCGCTTTGATTGCCGTAAGGTTCGACGCCCAGCGTCCAGTCCTCGATACCGCGGTGCCGTTTGACCGCGAATTTGTAGAGGTTGCGCAGGATCGAAAGCATCATGTCCGCTGCGCCCGGAGTGTCCTGATTAGCGTCCATCACGCGCGTTTGTATGTCCTCGCGGGTTAGCTCCCTAAGCGGGGCGGAAGCGTATGCGGCCAGGAGCCGGGAAAGATAGTGATCGTAATTGGCGCGCGTGCTCGCGCTGCGATCCAGGTACTTCCGGTCCTTGCGGTACGCGGCCACTAGCCCGCCGAAAGTGCCTGTGCGCGTCCGCTCATCTTCCAGCGCCCCTATGCGCTGCAAGCGGGCGATGGCGCGCATGAAGCCGTCCGGGTCGTCATACGGGTTGGGCAGGCGGCTCCAAGGCTCGGTGCGCGCCCAATAGTAGTACGTGCGGCCCTTCGCCCGCTTCGTCCTCACACCCGGCCATGTGACTTTTCTAGACACGATCAGGGGCCTTTTCCTGCCAGTTGGTGCGTGCCGGCGTAGTCGTCTCCGCCGCCGTTACCTTCACCGTTCCGTTTACCAAGTCGAATATGATCTCCGGGCGCAGCCCGCACTTGGCCAGGGCCGCGACCGCGCGGTCGTAGTCGGCTTGGACAAGAGAGGCTGCGCGGCGCGCCATCAGACGTCCAAAGTCCTGAAAGGCTGAACGAGGCGGTCTTCGCCGTCTCCGGCCTTCACGCTGTCGCGGTTGTCAAATGCCATCGCAATGCGGGCCAGGCAGGCGAGCTTGAGCCGGTCGGGAACCGTCCCAGTGCCGTCCCATCCGTCCGCCGTTTCAAGCACCGCTTCGGACGCAGCGCCAATCAACAGCGAAATCGTGTCGTCTTCGTCGCTACCAGATACGCGAAGCCATGCCTTGGCTTCGGTGAGGCTGACAAGATCAGTCATGCCTGCACCTCCTTGCGCGGATTCCAGCCTTCGACCTGCCGCACTTCCTCGGGGTCGAGCACGCCCGTATCGATCGCGATTTTGTGAGCATCCCAGCGGGTTTTCGGATCGCCGCGCAGGAAGCCCGAAAGGTCAAGCTCCAGTTCGTAGCCGCTGTTCGTCGGAAAGACGGAGCGGGCGAACTCGGATTCGATCTTGCGCGCCCAAGGAGCGAGCGTGAACATGGCGAACCACCGGCCCGCCGTCTCCGAATTGGTAAACGTGTTGTGGCTGTAGTCCTGTACCAGCGGGGGCGGAACCTGGAACAACCGGCAGATTTCCTCGGTGCCGAATTTCCGCGTTTCCAGCAGCTCGGCATCCTCGGGGCTAATCTGCGATGCCTTCCACGTCATGCCGCCGTCGAGCACCATGGTCGAGCCAGCGTTTGCATGGCCTGAATGGCGTGTTGCGAACTGATCGCGCAGGCCGGTGCGCTGCTCGGCCGTCATAGTACCGGGAACCTCGATAACGCCGCTGGGACTCGCCCCATTATTCAGGAAGGCCAGCGCGTGACTGTTCGCCGCCTGGACGCCAGAGACGGCATCGCAAGCGCGAGACAGCCTTGATTTGCCAATCAGGCCGTCATCGGTGCGATCGCGCAGGTGCAGAACCTCGCCAGCGAGCAAGCGCCGCGAGCGTCCGCGCCCGTCCGACACGTCATAAGCAAGCCTGCCGCTCGACAGCTCGGAGGCCGTCACCATGCCCCACGGGATATACCGGAAGCCCGAAAGCTGCCCGTTGCCGCTGCGCAGGATCTCCGCAAGGCCGTTGCCGGTCAGCAGGGCCGACGCGACAAGATGCTCAAGGAAGTCGGGCCAGGTCATCGTTTCGGTCACGCCGTTGCGCGTAATCCGGGTGAGCGGGTGGCCCATAGCCTCAATGCGGTTTTCGCCCTCGCGCCGATAGACCAGCGCCGGGATGCTCGCGAGCGAAGTTGAGATAACGGTCGTGCACGCCAGAACGCTCGAAAGGTTCTCGGCGGCGCGCGCCGATACGCCCGCCGTATAGCCGATACCGGGAGCGAGAGCCGCCCACGACAGGTCAGAGCCATCGGCACGGCGCTCAAAGCCAAGGAAGCTGGCAACGCGGTCCATCATGCCCATAGTGCCGCCTCCGCCATTACCAGGACACGGCGCCGCCGCGCGGCCTCGGCACCAAGCTGGAGTGCCCGCAAGGCGATCTCGGTGCCCTCATAGGCAGGCCAGGCCGAAACGACGCTGATCTCTTTCAGATTGACGGAGCGAAGCGTCCGGGTCTGTCCCTGCCAGCTATCGCCGCCCTCGGGGATGGTGAAGCCGAAGCTCATCCCGCCCAGGTCACCGCGTTCGGCAAGCTGGAGCACGTCGCGGCCCGCTTGCGTCTCGGGAAGGTCGAGCGAGAACATCAACCCCCGTGAATCCTCAGAGAGCCGCAGCGTGCCCGATCGGGTACGCCCCAGAACCTTGCCCGCGTCGTGGTCGAGAAGCGCGAGAATATCGCCCGAAAGCGCGTTCCGAAAAGCACCGGGGGCAATGCGCTCCCGGAACGCGCCCAGGTCGGCTTCGCCGGTAAACGTGGCGGCATACCCCTCCAGGCGCCGCCCAGCGGTGCGCACCTCCGAGAAGGTGCGGCGCTCAAGCTTTGCCGCCGCGCTCATCAGACGACCGCCGGGAGCGCGAGAGCCGCCGTAGCGTCCACGCCGGTAGCCGATACGAAAGCGGGCTTGTGGCGCAGGGCTACGTCCACGGTCGCCATCGCGCGAATCGAGATATTGCCCTTGCTGTAGGCCGTCGATTCGAACGGGTTCACGAGAATGTCGATCTCGCTCCAGATGCCGATCAGCAATTCGGACCAGTCGGCATAGATCAGCGCGGTTTCGTCCGTGCCGACACCAAGATCCTCAGGGGCCTGGTTGGAGAACGTGACCGACTCATTGTGGAAGATGGCCGGAACGCCCACAGGCAGATTGTTACCGTCGAGCTGCTTCATGGCGATCTTCTTGATGCTGTTCGCAGTCAGGAAGCTACGGCGCGCGGTGCCCACGTTGGCAACATCGCACTTGGCGATCATTTCCGCCGTGGTGTCGAACAGGCTGTCAGCATAGGCCTGCGTGGCAATGCCGGAGGTTGCCAGAACGCCGGTCGGTTCATTCGAGCCGCCGCCCTTGATCGATGCCAGGTCGATCGCCAGCGCAAGATTGCGGGCCAGCATTCCGCGCAGGAGCATTTCCACGTCCGGGGACGACTGGATCACCATGTTGCGCGACCATTCCGAAAGAGCGCCAGCGTGCTTGGGGCTCATCGTCACGGCATCGAAATCGGCATCATCGCTCGACAGGGCCGCGTTCTCGGCAACCCAGCCAATGGCCGGGGAGTCGGTTTCGCGCGGGATCGAGATATTGCCGGTAAGGCCATTGAGGACGCGCGCACCCAGACCGCGAACAACAGACGACGCGACCAGCGCGTTGATGTACTGGTCGGGGCGGTGATCGGTCGAGACGATCTCGCTTGCGGCCGAAGTTGTCAGCACACGCTGTTCAAAGATCTCGGTCGGGATGAATACGCCCTGGGGCTTCCGGCCTGCGCGGGTGGCAAGCTCGGCCTGCATTTCGCGCTCGAAGCCCCAGTCGACGCCAAGGCCAGCGGCACCGGCCACGGCCCGCGAGAGGGAGAACTTCGAACGGATTTCACTGTCCAGCTTGACGTCACCGTTGATCGGCTTGCCGATCTCGACACGCTCCGCAGCGTCGATCTTCTTCTGCCGATCGAGCTTGGCGTCCAGGTTGCGCAGCTCGGTTTCCGCCGCTTCGAAGGCGGCATTGTCATCGGATTTGTGAGCAGCGTTCATGCGGTCCAGAATGGCCGCCCGCTGTTCCATCAGGTCCGCAGTCTTGATCATCTTACAGTCCTTCATTCTGGCGGGGGCCTTTGGCCCCCGCACTGTGAGTGCCTTCTGCCTCGCGGCGATGGCGGTAGTTCCCCATGGGGTGCACCCCTTCCTCAGTGCCAGACGCGGCGGAGGACGCCGTGGGGAGCGGCGATTTCGTCATTCATTGGCTCCAGCGATGAAATTCGCGAGAGTTTCGAGCATCATCTTCCCGATTCGGGTGGTTTGCTCAAAGTGAGCACTTTCCGGACTCGAAATACGTTCGCGCGCCAGTCGGTTCGCCGCCTCGCTGTCGAGGCCTTCGAAGTCGGGGTTGCTCGCATTGAAGTCCCACTGCATGAATTGATGCATGGTCTGGAACCGGATGATTGCAGAGAGCCCGACGCCGCCATTGGAACGAGAGACAGTGATTGCCACATCGAATGGCTCACCCTCCTCGTCAGCGAATTCACCTTCTGACATGGCAGAAAGAATCGCATCAACGGCCATACCGAACGAGCATTCTGAGAGAATCTTGTCGTCGATCAGCGCGCCATCATAGGGCAGAACGCTGGCCCCTTTAGTGTTGCCAAAGTCAATGCAGCGGGCATCGCCAAGCATCGAAACGACGAGAGGCGAGTCTTTCACTTGCTGGCTGGCAGCGAGCCCGAGCAGTAAATTTCGTGCGTCAGTGAAATGCATCTCCGCTCCACCTGGTCCGCGGCCGCCCGACGAGATGAGCCCAGCCTCACGGAGATGGCGCGCAGTCTGGTGCACTGTGCCGTGAGGCAAACCAGTGATGCGAGCCATCTCCTCAGTGAGTTGCGAAAGCTTAGCCATACCGTCCAGTTACTGCGCTTGACGCATTAACTAGCACCAAGGAGTAATTGCGGCAAGCGCATTTACTCCTTGCACAGCCAAGCTTGGGGAAAACAAGGTCAAACGAGCCTGTACTCTGTGACATACCCTCTGCCGTGAGGTGGGTCCAAGCGGCGACACCTAGTCCTGCGGATATAGTCGCGGTGCTCTCTCAAGAGCGTGCGGTCCGCAGACGGCGGTAAAGCCTCGGCCTCGCTCTGATCGAGTCCGTAAAGCGGGAAGTTGAAGTCGTCATCGTCCGGCTCACTGTCGGTGTCCGCGTCGCAAGGGTCGTCGTCGATTGCCTTGTCGATGTCGGCAACTGCGCAGCCAGGGCCACCGGCAAAATCAAGAGCCAGCGGCGAGAGCACGAACGAATCCTCAAGGTCGGTTTCTTCAAGGTCGGGATCGCCGTCCAGCCGATCGAGCATACCGATGAGCCGTTCGATAATCTCCTCCACTTCGGCTCGACGCGACGAGACGGCCGGGAAGCTGCGGCGAATGCCAGGAATATGATGAATGGGATTGGCGCGGGCAAAGTCAGCCCGTAATGGGGAATAAGCCATGATTGATCTCCTACCGATCGGTTGTGGTTAGAGCCGGGTGGTTGTTGGTAGCTTCCGCTCGGCTCGTCCGTTACGTAACGAATTGCAAACTTGCCGTCAATCCGTTATGCACGTCGTATGGCAATGACACCCTCTGAGCGCCAAGCGCGCTATCGCGAACGATTGAAATCCGCTGCTAAGCTGGAACCATACGAGATTGAGGTCCTCAAAAAGCAGATTGCGGAGTTGGAACGCGCACTCAATCAAACGCGGGCTCACATTGGACTTCCTGAAATCCAACTCCCGAAATCCGCTTATAAGCCACACCGCTAGAGCCACATAATCCCCTCGCCCTTGTAAACCTCTGGCCCCTCATCCACCGCAGCCGCACCACAAGCCATGATGGTCGCAACGATACCGTCGATGCGGTCAAATGACTTGGCCTTGGTCGGCTTGCGGTTCCCGGCCGGATCCGTCTCGACGATCACGTTGCCCGCCTGCCAGCGCAGGAGCGGATTGCCGTTGTGCCGTAATTTGCGGGTCAGCAGCGCCGTCTCAAAGGCATCGACGGCTGACGCGTAGGATTTGAACCCCGGCACGAATTCGGTCATCGGCAGGTCTATCCCTTCATCGCTCAAGAGCTTGTTGAGCCGTTCGATCTGCCAGCGATCGAACGCGATGCCGCGCACGTCGTACCGGCTGCGGATTTCCGCCAGCTGCATCAGGATTGCGACGTCATCGCGAGCGTTGCCCACGGTTGCCTGCGCCCAACCATCGGCAACCCAACGATCGTAGGGAACCCGGTCGCGTTCCACGCGCGCCGGGATCGTGTCATAGGGGAGCCAGTGCCAGACCAAAACCTTGCCGGCGTGTGGGAAGTACAGGGCAAGTGCGGTCAAGTCCTTCGTGCTCGACAGGTCGAGGCCGCCGTAGCAAACCTGGCCTTCCAACTCGGCTTCGTCGTAGGGCTCACCGTTCGCGTCCCAGTCGAGTTGCTCGATGAACCGGCCCTCTGCCGCAATGCGCTGGTTGAGCTGGAGTAGGCGAAACGAAGGTTGGAATGACGGCGAGCGCTTGGCCCGGGCTGCCGCATCCGCAAATTGGTCCTCGTTGAGGAACACGCCCAAGGCCGGATTGGCGGCCGCCCAAGCGGCAGGATCGTCGAGCGAGCAGTCGTCGGGGGCGGCATGGAGCTGGGTGTAGACCGTCGGCACTGGCTCCGCGTCCAGCATCTCAGAGAAGAAGTGGAGATCGTCAGCTGCCTGCGTGCTGATCGTCACGCCAAGTGCGGAGGTCCGCTTGCCCATGCCGGTCGCCAGGTTGTCCCAAAGCTCTCGGCTGCGCCATTGTGCCACCTCATCCGCGATCCAGAACGACGGTGCGAGGCCGTGCGCCTTCCTGGCGTCAGAGGTCAGCGCGCGCCAACGCGACTGGCTTTCCTCGTCGATGATCTCCTTGTGCCAATCGCGGATATTCACGCGCGCCGCCATCCAAGGCGTCGCCTCGATGTAAGCGCGCGCCTGGTTGTAAAGGACGCCAGCCTGCTCGCGATCGAGCGCCGCCGCGTAACATTCGCCATAGGACTCCAAGCAGGGGCCCAGCAGGTGCGCCAGCGACAGGCCGGATAGCAGCGCCGATTTACCGTTCCCTCGTGCCACCGATAGCGCTGCAAGTCGCACCAGGCGGTTGCCATCGCGATCTCGCGGCTCGTAGACGCCGCGCACGAACTGCCGCTGGAAGTCTATCAGCTCGAGCGCCTGGCCCGCCTTGAGGCCTGACACAATCGGGAGCGTTTCGAGGAAGGCAATCACCTTCTCAGCCTCCGGCATCCCATCCTTTTCCCAAGGGTGTGCCACCGTGTTCAGGAAGGCTGCCGGAGGCTCAAGTTCTGCGAACATGGTGCCCGCATATCCCGCCTGTTCAACAGGAACGGCCTTCGCAGCAATGCGCAAGCGGCTTGCTCCGGGACCGCGCTTACCCACGGCGAATCCTCGAAACTAATTGATTTTTAAGGCTCCTGCGCGCCACGCGCCCCTCAGCCCTGAGCGATTTCCAAGGGTGGGCGGGGTCGATCGGATCGCCCTTGGCATCACAGCCCTTCATCGGCTTGTTCGTGCTGACAGCGCCAGCCTCGCCACCGCGCGCCGTCTTGCGACTGTGGCAGGGGAGGCAAAGGCTTTGCAGGCCGTCATGGCTGGGGAAGGGCAAGCCACCTTCGCTGATAGCCGTGATGTGGTCCACATGGCTGGCCATGGTCAGTACGCCGCGCAAGGCACAATGGCGGCACTCAGGTTCAAGCGACAAATGCGCCTCGCGCAGCCTGCGCCACGCTGCGGTATTGTAGGGCCATGCTCGGTTACGCACCAAAGGCCTCCATCGTTATGTTGATTACATGGAAGCGACCGGGAAGCATCGAAGCGCCGAATTCCTCGGCAGCATCCCAGGCCGCGCGAAAGGTCGGGTATTCTACCCCATCGCCAAACGGTTCGTCGTCAGGGCCGACGCAGAGGTTGATCTTGTAGCAGGGCCATCCGTCTGCACCTGACCACAACTCAATAAGCACGGCAGGAAACACCGCTGCCATCAGTTCCTCAAGAAAGCTCATCGTTCACCATCCAACTGCTTAGCCAGTCTGCGCAGGCGGTTTTCCAAATCACTGCGAGTTTCGAAGTAGCGTTCCGGATCACGCCAATCCGGGCGCAAGCGGGAGAGATCACGCGCGATAGATCGCACTGCGGTTGCGGGCGTCATTCATCCGCCCCCTCGGCATCGTCTCCCCAGTCGAGGTCATCCTCCACTGAAAACGCATCGGGCGACCAGCCCGATTCAATGGAGGGGCTGGGGCCCTCCGGGCCAGCCCCGTTTATACCGTAGGTATAAGGGACACTGTTTCCGGTCGATTTGTGCGGGTTTCCGGAGCCTTCCGGAAGATGTTTCCGGGAGCTTTCCGGATAGGTTTCCGGAATTTCGGAAGGCCTTCCGGAAGCCTCGCGGAGACCGAAAATATCCTTCCCCTCGGCAGTGTCGCGATAGAGGAAGCCACGCTCAATTCGGCCCGCCATGAACAGCCTTTCCATGGCTTTTTCGAGACTGGTTTTCGACATGCCTTTCGCAACCGGCATCTTGGCAAAAACACGTGGGGCATAGTTGGCAGCGGTCGGCTTGTCGGACACTTGCCGTTGCTGCTCGTTCCGCTCCTTCAGGCAGCGCAGGAAGACCGAGTTTTCCCCGTTGGCCTTAATCACTTCGGCCATCTCTTGGCGCTTGTCAGGCGGCAATTCCCCATCGAGGACGAATGCCCAATTATGCCAGCGGAAACGCAGTGCCTCGCCAGGCTTGGCGTAGTTAGCCTTGCCAATGGTGAGCACGCGCACATCTGGATCTTGCTCATCACCGTCCTGGTCGAGAACCCGTCCGATCCAGACCTGCGAACGGACGGCATTGAGCCAAGCAGTCGAGCCGCTGTAGGTATCCCCGCTCTTGTTGGGATGGCCTATCAACAGAATCGCTGCGCCTGTTTCGCCTGCCAACCGATTGAGCAGATTGACGAACCTCGTGACTTCCCCTCGGTCGTTTTCGTTGCCGGTGAAAAGGTGCGCCACGTTGTCCAGTGCGACAATTCGAGCGCCAATTGACCGAATAGTCTCGGCAAGCCGATGGTAGCTAGGCGTGGGAGCGAAATTGCCCTTCCCGTCATCGCCGTCGAGCGGATTGTCGAGCGCGCCGCGAAGGCTGACCAAGTGCAACTTTCCCGCAAGGCTCGCCATCGGCACGTTCATCGCTTCACACAATCGCTCCTGCCGATAATGCAGCTGGCTGGGGCCATCTTCGCAGGTCACATAGAGCGATGGGCCTTCCATCACTTCAAGGCCCAGGCAGTTGAGTCCGGCCGCAGAGGCGGTGGCGATTTGCTGCGCCAGCAGTGACTTGCCCGTGCTTCCTGGCCCGGTAAACAAAGTGACTTCACCGAGGGGCGCAACTCGCTCAATTGCAAACACAACTGCCTCCGCAGGGATCGTGGCCAACTCGGCAAGGTTGAGGGGAGCGAGCATCGGCGAAGGGGGTCTCCCCAAATTTGGGGACACCACTCGCAGGTTGCGGCGGCGCTCAGCGTCCTGCGCGGCGCGATCGATATCGTCCCAGCTGTTCATGCGCCCGCCTCGAACAGTTGAGCGTCATTCGCACAGATCGTCAGGCGGCGAGCGAGCTTGGCCACCTTCTCCAAATCATCGACTTGCGCCGGAGCAAACTGCCATTCTCGAACCAGATCGCAGACCAGTGAGCAAATGGATCTCGCTAAGGGACTTTCCGTCTCGTACGGCATGAATGAGGCCAGACGGCCCGCCTGGTAAAGTTTTAAACGCAGGTCTAATTCCTCGGGGGGGAGCGTCCCCATGAGTGCCGTGATCGGGTCAAGTTTGCTGGCATCCGCGAAGTCGTGGGACTGATTGGTCAT